TCAGACGACATTTTTAAAGCTACTATTGCATTTTTTAAAACCGACTCATTTTCTGGGGTAGGGTCGTTCATATATTCAATCATATACTTAGCTGATTGTGCGCGCTTCTCTTCATTCTGTTTGTTTAATTCTTTTTCTTCTCTAGCAATCCTAGCGTTCTCTATCTGTATAGATTTAGTGATAATCGCGTTTTCTTTTTTCTTATAATATAAAGAATTACCTACAACATCTGTACCAAATTTAGTCTGTTTAAAAACTTCTAAGACTTCTAAATCACCAGTTTCTTGTACGTGCATACCGACAGCATCAATTATGGTGTCTAATACTCTACCGTTGTTTGCGCCGTTTGTTGAATATTTAGATGCTGTTTCTTCTAACCACGCGCTTAACATTCCACGGTTTGTCATATATGATATTTCATCCATATCATCAGCAAACATAGTTGAAACAGCTTCATATACCTCGTTACCAAGTTGTTTGTAGTTCTCTTCTTTCTGCCATTCGATATGTTTATTCTGCCAAGATTGTCTGAATAACTCTTCTGCTTTTGCCGCAGACGTACCAAAGTTAGTTGCCATCTCTACATCAGAGAATTGTGACATACCGTTAGCTTCTACGAAATCAGCTTGGAAATCACTAATAAACTTATTAACTACATTAGGGTCGTCATTATGATGTAGGTTTTGAGACGCTAAAGCGGCCTCTAATTCACCTGTATACCTCATAGCTAACGTGTTCATCTGTGACTCACGATAACCTTTTCTGAGGTAAGGGCTTGCGCCTTCTGGTATTAGACCTTCCTTAACAGCTTCGCCCATAGCAATTCTGTTTTCTTGGTATAATCTCGTACCTTCTTTGTACGCCGTTTCGTCTGCACGTTTTTGATTATTGGCTTCGTTACGTTTAACCTTTGGGTCTAAACGGTTTAACATAGCTGATAGTTGTTCAAAGTCATTATTCTTAGCTGGTTGTACATATGTATCTACAACCCTAGCAGTAGGAGATGTATTTGGTATTTGGTTCTCAAATGGATTACCCACGATTTGCCGTGCCATTAGCCTACTCCTGTATCAAATGCTCTTTGAGCGTTTTTCTCACCCAAATCCAACTTATAGTTTGCTAAAGGTTCTGCGACTGCAAATAAGCTTTCAGCAAAGCTAGGTGGTGGGTTTGAATTTATTCTGCTTTGAGCTTCAGATTGAAAAGCAAGTTTATCCATTTCATTTTGGGCTTGCATACCTTTGAGTTGACTTTCAACTCTAGCTGTCATTACACCTTCAGATCGCTCAAAGTCTTTTATAAGTTGTTCAACGTTTCTACCTTGAACGCCAGAACCTCCAGCTACAGCTATTGCTGTACCTTGTGCTTTAAGTGCTTTTAGGTTTGCATCCTGTTTTATTTCAGACGCTTTATTTTGCTCTTGTAAAAGCCGTAGGTTAGACTGTTTACTCTTTATAAAGTAAGCATCTTTAGCGGACTTGGCGACTGCATTAGATTGCTGTTGTTTCGCCTGTAGTCCTACGACTGCTGAACCCACTTGAAGGGCTGTCATTGTTGTTGGGTCACACATTTTTATTAATCCTTACAAATTCGTAAAAGGGCCTACTTTCAGCCCCATAAGTTTCGTGCTTGTTGATGAACGTGAAGCCCATCCAATCAAGCCACTTCATGTGGACAGTGTTTCGGGCATCTACACAGTTATGTAGTAATGAGTAGTTCTGACCTAAGTAGGCCAAAGCTTCTTTACTATTTCGCAAGAAAGTCGTTTGGTATTGATAGATGTCATCTGTAGCAACCATCCAAACGACTCCTGCGTTTTCTAAATTAGACTTTACAACACCACATAAACCCACACGGTTGCCGTCTGGGGAACGTAAAGTTAGTGTTATATCACCAATCTCAAGACCATTATGAAGAACGCTTAGAGGCTCATTACCTGATGCCGCTTTACATTCTTCATAATCTGCTTGTCTTAATCTTGGAGCTATAAAGTCTACATCATCCACCGTTGTCGGTGTTAGTAGTTCTTTATTTTTATCCATTTACTCTTCTTGATCTAAGGTGCATATTACCTTCCCATTCTGCCGATAAGAATTGGCAGGGTAGGTGGCTATCACTCTCTATTAAAACTCGTATTCTTTCAGCTTTAGACATAACGGGAAACTTAAAGTCTCCACTATCTAATCTCGTAGAGCCAAGTAAGTTTGAACCGCCGCCAACGATACGACCAGTAAATACATATTCCTGTTGTTGTAGGTTTTGTTTTTGTATTACGCTTATTTTAAAATCTCCACTATCTTGATACCTTAATAGCCAGTGTTTTATTTGTAATCGCCCACCTGTAATCGCAACGCGTCCACCAGATGCTGTAGGTTCTTTAAGTGTTGGTTCAGAGAACTCGTAAGTCATTGTGTAACGTTCACCTACAAAAAAGTCTGTGGTGGTATAATCGCCTAATATTTTAATAACTACTCCTGATACACTTACAATATTTAACAGAGTACCTTGGTTTGTACCTCTAGTAACTACAACTGGGTTAACTAAAGCATAAGGTGTAGTTATTGTTGTTAAATTAGTTGAGCTATCATAGCCTTTACCAACAAGTGTATTATCTATTCGATAGTCTAATCTTGTGACATAATCTTGATTAGCATCACTTCTACTTTCGTCGAAATGTATTTTTTTCAGTAAAGTTTTACCTGATTTATTTAAAACAACATATAATATGCTCCCTATAAATTCAGCGTTTAATACTACAGCACCATTAAATGTATACTTTGACCATGATGATTGTCTCTTTTCGCGACCAACCCAGTGATACTTATATAAGAAAATTGTATCTAATGATGAATTTGATATACATATTAAAGAATTTTCTGCTGTACTAGCCGATAACTTACTTACACCGTTAGGGACATACTTAGATACGTGTGATGTAATATCTGTTGCATCTGATCTGTCAGTGTCATCAACAACATAATATTCTCTTATTGCAGAAAAACCGCCACGTTTAGAAGTAAAGTATACAACATTACCAGCGCTTACAGGGCTTGCATCTGTATCTGCTTCATACTCAGTTGTTTGACTAATAGAAGTATTCTTAGGTGTAATGAAATCACCACCTTTAAGAATGAACTGTGTTTGGTCAGAAAAGAGTAATAACTTACGATCAAAAGCTACGGCGTGTTTTAAAGCTGAAACTTTAACGTGACTAGCCGCTACATCAATTGGGTCATTATCTAGTAAGGCTCGTGCGGTTGTAGCAAAGAAATCAAAGTATTCTGATGTCCTAGACATGATAACATTCTCATCAGATAGTAAACCAAGTCGGTTCTGAAAAAAGAATACATCAGTTATTTTATTACCTATAAAGGTAGGGCTAGGAATTGAAATTTCATCGCCAACAGCTCTATCACCCCAATCAGCTTGTTCAAACGTAAATGAACCATTGGGCTGTCTTATAAGTAGGTGTGGCATTGTTGCCGCGTTTATCTCATATGTTATATTTGGCTTAATCCACTCAACCCATACACCTTTACCTAAATTATTTTGTGTACCATTATCACTTACAAACTTTACATAGTAATCATCGAAATTGTTTGTTTGATCACCTTGTACTTGTACTATATACCCATGAGGTGCAACATCAGGTAAATCGTCAAATCTCTGAACAATACCAACTGTAGCACTCAGCCCTACGTCTGCTAGGCTATCGTATGTAGCTAGATCAAATGTTGCGTTACCAGTTTTTGTTATTACAACTGTAGAGCCATCAGCATGAGCTGAAAAGTTTGTTTGTGAGTTTACTGCTGTTGCAAGTCTGGTTGCTATATCATCTGTGCGCGTTTCTAATTGGTCATCTGCTGATGTTGTAATATTAGCGGCAATGTTCCCATCAAGATATATAGTATAACGTTGGTTATAATCACCCTGCTTAACGGCTATAAGACCTTTAAATGGGTAGTCTGGGCTAACTGTTGTATTCATTGCTGTTGTTTGTGTTGTGTTTACAATGAATGTATAATCAGCAACTGTTACAGCTCTAAAATCTGCAGATGGTGTGGAACTATTTAAATAAGCAGTTCCATTGGGGTAAGTGATTGTTTTTTGTATACCATTCAAATCATAAATAGAAATTTGATTATTAGCATTAATAAATACAAAATAACGTTCTGATGTGTCTCTATTTATCAAATGTGTAAACGACCCTAAAGTTTCAGAGTCTCTCATTTTTGCCACGTATTCTAGCGGTGGTCGCTTTTTTAGACCCTCAACTAGGGAAGGAAACGCATTAATTTGTTCTTCAGACTGTGATGATAATCTTAAAGATGGAGATTGTTGCGATACGCCTTGTACTAAGTTGGGGATAGCGGAGCTTATCATTCCCATTTAAATTATCCTACGATTGTTTCCGCGGTTCATTACACGAGATACTGAATAATTATCCATCATGTTGAAATCCGCTGTATCTCCTTCAAAATCTTTAAGATCAATTAACGCTTTTTGTTCGTCCCTAGATACCATTTTACTAATTGTATCTGAATTAAGCATACGATCTGAATATATACGAGCCGCTCTTATTGTAATGTAACGTTTTACTAAATCTGGAAGTTCCAAAAAGTCTCTGTAATATACGATTGTTGCTTCAATATTTGAATGAAATTCTAAAGACCTAGCTGTTAAATCAAACAGTTTTCCATTTCTTTCAACTGTATTAAAGTCTGGCGTGTCAATACGTGCAACATCTGCAGGTACAACAATTTGATTAAATTCGTTACGACTAAGCACAACTTTGTCTTCAGTGTTAAAGTGCCAGCCTTGAGCTTGAACCTCACGGCTAACCTCGGTCAGAACTTGATTAGCGATAGTCACATCAGTAACTTGGTTTCCTGTAAGTGTATTAACAGGAGCTTCACCGATTGTAGTAAGCAAGATGTTGACTGCTTCTAGTTCGGTCATAGACGTTGGTTTTGTCATGATGTCCTCATTTTTTTAAAAAAAAGGGCTGACCCGATTAAAGGCCAACCCAGAATTAGATTAAGCAGTTTTGATTTCTACTGAACACTCAGGACGCAAGATGCCGTGGCCCATTGCGTACTTCGCCGCCATTAATGTACCTTGGTACATAACTTCGAAGTCACCAGATGTTCTTTCAACAGCTAAGTCCATTAACTTAACAGTACCCAAAGCTTGCTTCTGCATTACAACTGCCGCTGTAGTTGAGAAGTCACCATGATAAGTGTTGTTCTCACCAGATACTGCTGAGACGTTTGCTGATGGTACATTGTTAGATTTAACAATATCAATACCAGCAACTTTAAGAACTGTACCGTCTGCATAAACACCAGCACCACCGAAATCACGGTTGATTACGTCTGTTGTTTGTACAAGGTTGTAGTATTGTGCTGGCTTCACGATAGCAACACGTTCGTTCTCTGGAACGTCTTTCTCGTCCATGATTTTAGCCGCTTCAAAGATTGATGCCGCTAATGACGCACCATTAGTCTTAGAGTCTGCGTCTGTAATAGCTGAACCGCCATTACCGCCACTTACTGTTGCAGATGAGCGCGCCGCTAATACTGCTAATTGTAAGCAACGTACATCGAATTGCTTTGCAAGAGCCATACCCAATAGACGTGAGTATTCTGCACGTACATCGTAGTGGTTCTTAGCTTCATCAATGTTTGCGATGAATGTATCTGCAATCAAAACGTCATCGATGTTAACAACGATTTCGTTATGTGCAATTTTCTGTGTACCCAATAATGGTGTACCTACAGTGTGGTATGCGGCATTCGCTTTACCTGTCACTGGGAATGATGCTGATTTACCAGACGCGATTGTACGCGATACGTGTAAATCTTTCATTACGTTTGTTTCGTCAAAAGCAGTTAAAACTTCACCAGCAAATACTTTAAGAAATAAAGCATTCGACTGCGTTGCATTAGCCGCCGCTAGGTTGACCGCACCGAGGCGCGATGGAGTTACGTTTGTCATTGTCTTTTCCTATTTGAAAATAATTTATAGATTTTAAGAATGACTTTCGGTCTCTTACTAGTCAGGGTTGTCATACGCATATGGCCTTGTCGTTCATTGTCGATAGTCTCAACCACCCAAATTAGGTGTGTTAGTTATTTCTTAGTACCTTTTCCGTAAGGTTTTTTCTTAGACATAGTTACTCCTATAGTAGTATTGATGGGGATTTCTCCCCACCATAATTATTTTAAAATACTGAAGACCGTCCTAGTTTTTCTTCAACGTCTTTAGTGTACGCCGAGTCCTTACCGTATCGAGGGTCTTTCATAGCCGCTACAACTTGTGCAGTGCTACGGAATTCATCTTTACTTGCCGCTGATGCTCTACCTTGAAGTAGGCTAGGCTCAGAACCTTCTATCGCTTCACGTTTAGATGCCAACCATTCTACTGCCATCTTAGCGTTATCAGTACCACCAGAAACCATACTGTTGTATAGCTCTAGTTCTTGTGTATCGAGAGATTGTTTAGCCCAGTCAGTTAGTTCATCATAACCTTCTTTACCACCAACAACGTTCATAACCGCGTCAGCATCTGCTGTTCCACCAGCCTGTATGCCTTTGATATAGGTCTCCACCATTTCTCGTGGATATCCCATACCCTCAAGCTCCGTAAAGCTTTCTGGAGATAGCTCTCCACCAGCCTCATATTCTTCAGAGAACTTAGTGAAGCTCACAGCCTCAGAACTCTTTACTTCGTCCTGACCCTGTGCTTCTGCCTCTTCTTGCGGAGATGACATTTTCTTCTCTAGTTCGCTGTATGACTTAGCCATATCTTCTGGTGAGCTAAATTTTTCTGGCAACCACTCAGGTCGTTCAGAAAGGTTATCCTCTGCAACTGGTGCTTCTGGGCCTGTGTCTTCTTCTGTTATTGTGATGCTTTCAGCCATGTTTAGAAATCTTCCCTTTTAATCGGGTGTGGATTGCTTTTAATGATTGATGGTGTTGCCAGTGGTTTCTTTACAGGCTCTTCTGAAGGTGTATTATCCTTCGCCGCCTTGCTGTCTTTGGCTTTCAACATATGAATTTCCTAATGCTTTAACGCCCTCTTGAACTGCTTGTGGGCCAGCTTGCATTGCCATTTGTTGCATCTGCGCTTGCTGTTGTTCTTGGGCTATTTGTTCTTGTGATTTAATAAGACCGTCTGTCTCAATGCCTAATGCTGTTGCACGGCGTTTGATGTAGTCCTGTAAGTTTACATATTGTTGTAATACTTCTGGGCCTAATGATTGTGACATTCCTTGTATAAACATATCTAGTTTACGAAGGTCATGACCTCGCCCAAGTGCTTCCATGCCAGTTACAATTGAAGGTTTTACAACCTCTTCTGGTAACTTAGGTAGCTTCTTAGATTTAGTCAGTACGTCGATCTTACGGTTAATATAAGGTAACTGAAATTCTTGAGATAAGATTGAGTAAATACCTGATAAGGTATCCTCTAGTTCACCTGCAAGATATCGTATTTCTTCAGCAGTTACACGTTCAGCGTTGCGTGATACAGATGACTGTAACATGAACTGTTGAGAGAGACGTTCTTCAATACCCTGCATAGCTTGATACGCCACTCTAAAGTCGTTGAATTTGTCCATCTGTAGTACAGATACATCATTCTTGTTACCTTCAATAATTGCTGTATTCTCAGCTTGAGCTATTGTTCTCATTCTGGTTGTGCCGTTAGGATTAACCATAAATAATACTTTAGCCGCCGCCGCCGCGCCTTCAACGATTGCTTGTGATAAAGCTTCAAGAGACCGTAAGTCTCCTAGAAGTTCTTCAACAAACCCACGTCCATAGTCTTCACCGTCAATACGAGAGAACCTTAATGGAAGGAATGGTACGCTATCTTTTCTGTATTTACCTTTAGAGCCAGAAACTAATGTTCCTTTACACTCTTGGTATACAGTATAGAAATCATTCTTACGCTCAATATGAGTATAGATTTCTACAGTCTTCTCGTCACCTTCAAGCTTTCCTGTTATGTTAGCCGCTGTCGCTTTGTCCAGAGCGTT